TTGACGATCGCGGCAACAAAGTCACTGCGCGCGGTTTCTTCATCAGCGGTCTCGTGAACCCGTGGATCGAGTGGGACATCTTGCGCGACGAGAACACGCAAGCGCTCGCTGCACTTGAAGAGGGTGATGTCGAGCTGATGAAAGCGTTCAAGAACACGCGCCTCGGTCTGCTCTTCGAAGAGACAGGCAGCAAAGTGAAGATCGATCTGTATCAGCGCCGCGAGCTGTATCAGAGCGAAGTGCCAGACGGCGTTGTCGTGATCACTGCAGGCGTCGACGTGAGCGATCAAGCGCTGCACGCAGACATCATCGGCTGGGGCAAAGGTCGCGAGAATTGGCACATCGACTACGTCACAATCCCGGGCGATCCGCGCCAAGATGAAGTCTGGGAGTCGCTCGACGAAGCTGTCTACAATCGAGTCTTCATGACGAGCGACGGCAGAAAAATGCGCGTGCGTCGCATGTGCGTCGATTCGAGCTACTGCAGCGATCACGTCTACGCCTACACGAAGACGCGACAGCCGCGTGCGATCGCGATCAAAGGCATGGGCGGTCTCGGCAAAGCTCCGATCAGCGCGATCACGTTGTCGAAGTCGAACCGCTGCGTGATCGCGTCGCTCGGCGTCGACACGCTCAAAGAGGAGATCATGAATCGTCTGAACGTCACGAAACTCGGCCCGGGCTACTGTCACTTCCCGCGCAGCGACGTGTTCGACGACGCGCTGCGAACGCACGAGCCGATCAACGGCTACGATGTGCCCTACTTTCAAGGTCTGCGCGCAGAGCAGCGCGTGACGAAGTCGAAAAACGGGTTCAAAACCTACGTCTGGATCAAGCGTCTGAGTCAGCGCAACGAGTCGTGGGACGTGTTCATCTACGCGCTCGCTGCGCTGCAGCTGCCGCACAGCGGAATCCGTCTTGATACGATGAAGCGTGACTCGTTCACGCCCCCTACAGACGATCCTCAGCGCACGAAGACCGCTTTCGGAGCGCAAGCAGTGTCGCCTTCGCTCGCTTCCGAGACGGCAACAGCGATCTCACAGACGCCGCGCGCAGAGACGACGCCGTCTGCAGCTCGCGAGCGAGCGCGCTTCGGCGCAATCAATCGCGCGATCTACTGAGCCGCTGCTTGTTCGCCCATTCGCAGAGAACGTTCGCTGCGATGCGTGTGCGGTAGACTTCAGTCTCATTCTCGACACGCACAAGCTCGTCGAGCACAGCTCTTGGCAGAATCGTCTGCAGATGATAGTCGCCGAGTCGAGGTCGTCCATGCACTTGCACGCCTGCTTTCGGCGCCGGTCCTTGTTGATACTTTGACACGTTCGCATGAGTAGCAGATCAGCTTTTGCGCATCAAATTTTTTCTCAGAATTAAATCATGAAAAAGTCTGAGCGCGTTGACCTCGACGAGGGAACCGCTCAAGACTGGCACGAATGTCCGAGCCTGAAACCCCTGCTGTCGCGTCTGATGAAGTCATCGCAGCTCGTGTCGTCGCAGCAGTCGTGCCGAGAAGCGATCTCGATCCACCTGCGCCGTTCGCGACGTGGTGCGCGTGGGCACAAGACGGTCTGCGCAAAGCGCTCGACGGCATGAAGAATGCAGGCGGCGGCGTGACAGAGTATCACGTCGGCTCGCGCGGTCTGCGTCGTGAAGGCTCGAAGTCACAGATCGACAACGTCGGCTACTGGAACGAGATGGTGAAGCAATTCTGCGGCGTCGAGATGCTGCCCTCGTCGCTCACAGGTCGCGATACAGCGTGCAGAATCATCCCGCGAGACGTATGACAGCGACGATCAACGGCAACGGTGCAGTGAAGCGCTTGCCGCGTGGCGTGATTCTCGATGCAGACGGGACTCCGTTCGCGCGCACAACGTTCAATCCGCAAGCGCTCATGCTGAGCGGCGGCGGCACGGGCTATGGACAATACGGCGCGAATCTGCACAAGAACTCTCTCGTCGGTTGGCAGTATCGCGGCAGCGACGCAGACGGCGACATCGGTCTGAACGTGCAAGTGCTGCGCGAGCGATCGCGCGACGCGTTCATGGGCATCCCGATGGCAGCAGGCGCTGTCGAGACGTATGACACGAACGTCGTCGGTGAAGGTCTGTATCCTGCGCCGAATGTTGACGGCGAGACGCTCGGTCTCACGCCGAAGCAGACAGCTGCGCTGAACAACGAACTCGCTGAGAAGTTCGAGTGGTGGGCGTGCGACCCGCGCGAGTGTGACTTCGAGATGCGTGACACGTTCTACTTGAAGCAGTCAACAGCGTTTCAATCGATGCTGCTCTCTGGCGATTGCCCGATTCTCTTTCCGTTGAAGCCGCGACCGAACACGCTCTTCGATCTGCGACTGCGCGTGCTCGAAGCAGATCGCATCTTGAATCCGATGGTCGTCGATCCGATGAAAAACATCTTCAGCGGCGTCGAACTCGACGACGACGGCGAGCTGCTCGCGTATCACGTCGCGAAGATGCACCCGCTCGCAGTGTATTCGAGCAGGTTCAGAAATCTCCCTCTGCTCGCAGGTCAGACAGTGCGCATCGAGCCGTTCGGCGCGCTCACAGGTCGTCGCAACATGGTGCTCTTGATCAAGCCTGAGCGACCTGAGCAGCGCAGAGGCGTGCCGATCTTGTCAGTCTGTCTCGAACTGCTGAAGCAATCAGGCCGCTACACCGACGCGACAGTCGTCGCAGCTGTGATTCAGAGCTACTTCACTGCGTTCATCACGCAGGAATTTCCTGATCCGAACATCTTCGCTGATCTGCTGACTGACGAGCAGAAGCAAGAGATTCTCGACTTCAATCCCTACAACGTGCAGCTCGGCCCGGGCGTCGTGAACTTCATGCGACCCGGTCACGCGGTGAACTTCTCGTCACCGACGCAGCCGCACTCGACGTTCGGCGAGTTCATGGTCGCGTGCGCGAAGTTCGTCGGCTGCGCCACGGGCGTGCCCTACGAGATTCTGCTGAAGCAGTTCAACGCGAGCTACAGCGCGAGCAGAGCTGCGCTTCTGGAGTTCTGGAAGCGCGTGCGCAAGTATCGCTCGCAGATGTGCGATCAGTTCTGTCAGCCGTGCTACGAAGAATGGTGCGTCGACGCAGTCTTGCTCGATCGCATCGAAGGCTTCAAAGGCGATGTCACTGATCTCATCGTGCGACGCGCACTCACTCGCTGCAATTGGACAGGCGCGAGCGCAGGCTCGCTCGATCCGCAGAAAGAGGTCGCAGCTGCAGAAGCGAAAGTGAACGCAGGCTTCTCGACGATCGAGCGCGAATCGATGGAGCTGAACGGCAGCAACTGGCGCGACAACGTGCGTCAGCAGTCAGTCGAGAAGACAGAGTTCGACGACGCTGATCTGATGTTTCCGCCTGAGCGCAAGAGCGCAACACTCGGCGCTGGCGGCAAGACGTTCCCAACACCTTCACCTCAACAAGGTCAACCAGCAGCGCGATCGCCGCGCAGAAAGATCAAAGCAACGCGACGCACTCGCAGAGACAACCACGCACTGAGCATGAGCGGAGAGATCATTCGATGAACACAATCACACCTTTCTACAAATTCAGAGCTGAAGCAGGCGACGAGCCGACAGGCGCAGAGCTGCTGATCTTCGATGTCATCGGCAACTGGGATGAGATCGGCGAAGTCAGCGCGAAAGCGTTCGCGAAAGATTTGAGCGGCCTGCCGAAGAGCGTGAAGCGTCTCGACATTCACATCAACAGCCCGGGCGGCAGTGTGAGTGAAGCGAACGCGATCTACTCAAGACTCGCTGATCACAAGAGCGACAAGAACGTCTACATCGACGGCATCGCAGCAAGCGCAGCGACGATCGTCGCGATGGTCGGTCACAAGATATTCATCAGAGCGCACGCGACGATGATGATCCACATGCCGATGGCGATCGCGATCGGGACCTCTGACGACATGCGCACTGTCATCTCTGCGCTCGACAGCATCACTGAGTCGATGCTGAACCTCTACACGAAGCGCACAGGCAAAGATCGCGAGAAGCTGCGCGACATGATGAGCGCAGAGACATGGATGAGCGCGCAAGCAGCAGTCGACAACGGCTTCGCTGACGAGATGCGCGGCGTCGTCAAAGCAGCTGCGATGGTCGGCGACAAGAAAGCGATCTTCAACGGCGTCACGTTCGATCTTTCAAGGTTTCACAACGTCCCGGCGTTCACCGCCACAACAACAACAGAAAGAGAAAGCAACATGAACACAGAAACGACAGCAGCAGCAGCACCACCGGCGGGCACTGAAGCGACGCCCCCGGGAGAAACAACGACAACGACAGCAGCTGGGCAACCAACAAAGCCGCCAGCACCAGCCCCTACGCCCCCGACACCGCCGCCTCCGCCGACATCAGCGCAACCAGCAGCAGCAGCGGCGCAGACTGACTACGACAAGGGCATCGCTGCAGAGCGCACTCGAATCGCTGCGCTGCAGAAGTATGACAAGCCGAGCACGCACGCGATCATCGTGAAAGCGATCGCTGAAGGCAAGACAGTCGCAGACATCACTGACGAACTGTTCGCTGCGCTCGAAAAACCAGCGCAACAGTCAGCTCGTCACGCTGACGCGCAGAATCTCTCGAACATTCGCGGCAGTGACACGACTCCCGGCGCTGAAGGCGCTGACGACGAGTTCGGCGTGTTGCTCGTGAAAGCAGTCGAAAAGCAGCTCAAGGGACGCGGGCAGAGTTCCGTGCTTCGTCAAAGCCTTAACTAACCAACAAAAACAACAAACCAAAAGGACAAACTACAAGATGAAATCAATGCTCTCTCGCGTGCGCTGGGCGCTCGCTTGCTTGCTCGCGCCTTTGATCGTCGCACTGCATCGCTTCGGAAAGCCGCTAGGCTTCGAAGTGTTCAACGGCATCTCAGGCACAACGTTTCTGCCAGTCCCACTGCTCAGTCATGATGACGACCCGAATTGGAAGGTCGTGCGCATGCCCTACACAGTCGCTGGCGGCATCACGTTCGCGAGTCTCAAACCGGGCTACCTCGTGAAGTTCGGTGCTGCTCGTGCAGATGTTCTGCCTGCGGTCGCTGCAGATGATGCAGTGCTCGAAGGCGTGATCGTCGACGTGGGCGCAGATGTCGCGAACACACCTGACACGACTGTCGCAGTCGCGCTCTCTGGCTCGTTCGACAAGAACACCATCAAATATGCCGACGGCGCATCGCCGATCAGTGCTGCAGGCGTGAAGCGTCTGCATGAAGTGCAAATCTACCTTGACGCAGCAATCCCGGGTGGCGCGTTCGCACCCTAAACGCAGAACAACAACATCAACTAGGAGAAAAAAATACCATGCCACTCAACCCTGCATACGAAACAAAGACGATGCTGGCACCCTTCGAACAAGGGCCGCTCGTTTCAACATTCCTTCGAGACACTTTCTTCGGCGGTCGTCAGTTCGCACAGACGCCGCTGATCGAGTTCGACTTCAGACGCGGTCGTCGGAAAATGGCGCCCTTTGTTGCACCGCTCGTCGGCGGCAAGCTCATGGAGCGTCAAGGCTTCGAGACTCGATTCTTCAGAGCACCGCGCATCGCGCCAGTGAGAGCGTTGCGCACACCTGATCTTGAAGCGCGCATGATGGGCGAGACAGTCTACTCGCAGCGCAGTCCCGCTGATCGCGCTGCTGAGCTGATGGCAGAAGATGCGATCTTCTGCGACGAAGCGATCAGTCGACGCGAAGAATGGATGTGCCGCAACGTTCTCGTGAACGGTTCGATCACTGTGACAGCCGACACAGGCTATCAGATGATCGTCGACTACACGCAGAGCAGCGCAGGCGCAGCGAACAACCACCTCGTGCCAGCAGTGAAATGGGACGTTGCAAGTGGCAGCGATCCGCTCGCTGATCTTGAGACTGCTCGTCTCGCGACGATCAAAGACAGCGGCATCGCGCCGAACGTCGCGCTGTTCGGTGTGAACGCAGCGAAAGTCTTCATCCGCAACCCACAAGTTGCCGTGCTGCTCGACAAGCAGCGCTTCGAGATCGCTGGCATTCAACCGATCATTCAGAGCAACTCAGTGATCCGCTTCGGGCGCGCACCCGGTCTCGAACTCTACGAGTATGCAGAATACTTCGAAGACGATGTGGGCACGATCTTTCCGATGTTGCCCGACAACTTCGTGATGCTGTTGTCAACGAACGTGCCGAACAAGATCGTGTATGGCGCGTTCACTCAGCTCGAAGACGCGAAAGCAAAGCGCTTCGTGACGTATCAGCAAGCGCGCATCCCGTTCGTCTACGGTGACGAAGAGGGTGGCTCGTTGTTCTATCGTCTCACGAGCTGCCCGTTGCCGATGCCTGCCGACATTCTCGGCTTCAGGATCATCGAAGCGCTCGCGCTGACGTTCCCTGCGTTCGTCGAAGGCGATGCAGTGTTGAACTCGCTCACCGGCGAGATCGAAGGTGGCGCAGAGGAAGCTGAAGCGCTGAAGCAAGAGGCGCGTGAAAGAGCTGAAGAGCAGCGCAAAAACGCGAAAGCTCCCGGCTTCACTGACGAAGATGGCAAGCCAATCGGCAAGCGAGCGAGCGAGAAAAGCGCTGCTGCTGCTGACGAGAACGACACTGACGACAAGCTCGAAGAGCACACTGTCGATGAGCTGCGAGACATTGCAGCTGACGAAGACGCTGATCTTAGCGGTGCATCAGTGAAAGCTGACATCATCAAAGCGATCAAGAAAAACCGAAAGAGCAAAAAGTAGGAGACAGCCGAAGAATTGCATGAGCTTGCGTGATCAGTTTGCGCCCGATCTGGCGACTGTGTTCATGAACACAGACGA